GCTGGTTGGACTGAGGTTGTGGCTTACAGCAATGCAACCCGTGTGGCGGCTACGTTTGTTGCTGCAACGACAGCTAACCCATCAGTTGTGACTAACACGGCTTCTCCTGCTACGTTTAACATCAACGGCACAACAACTGTGGGTGGGGCTTTCCTGACCAGCGGCAGTGCTAAGAGCGGAACAACGGGAACTTTGTTCTCAGCGGCTGACTTTGGCTCACCGGGTGATCGCTCTGTGGTGAGCAGTGATACTTTGTCTGTAACTTACACATTCAGCTTGGCAGGATAATATGGCTGCGTGGGGTTCCGGCACATGGGGTGAGGGTGGCTGGGGCTTCACGGCTTTTGCAAGCACGGTCGATGAGACTGCAACGGGTACAGATGCAATAACAGCACTAGCTAGTTTAGGTGCTTCGGTCAGTGAAACTGCTACGGGAACAGATGCTGTATCAAGTTTGGTACAGGTTAACGCGGCGGTTACGGAAACGGCTACGGGTACAGACGTTGTTTTAGCTGGGCAGGGATTTATAGCGTCAGTTACTGAGACAAGTACGGGTAGCGATGCAATAACTGCATTACAAACGTACAACCCAACCATAACGGAGACAGCAACTGGGACGGATGCGGTAACCAGCATACCAACGTATGCGGCGGCGGTGACTGAAAGCGCCACAGGCACGGACAGTACAGGATCAAGCTACACATTCTTTGGGTCTATAACTGAGACAGCGACAGGATCGGATGCGGTAGTAAGTAGTTTGTCGGTCAGTGCAGCAGTTACAGAAAGCGCAACGGGAACCGAGACGGTTACAACAACGGCAAGTTTGGGTGCATCGGTAGCGGAAACTGCAACGAGCACAGATACATTAACGGCAGCGGCGGCGTTTATAGCGTCCATTAATGAGTTAGCAACTGGCACAGATTCAATCACGGCACGGCCTTTCTGGGATGTAATAGATGACACGCAGACCGCAAACTGGCAGAATATCGGTAACACGCAAACGGCGGCTTGGACTGCTGTTTCAACGACTTAGGAGCATTTAAATGGCAGCAACGACGACTCTATTGGGCTTAGTCACCCCCACACAGGGTACGCTTTCAGGTACATGGGGCGATACCGTCAACTACGGTATTTCTGATTACCTTGATATTGCTATTGCAGGCACATTATCTTTTGCAGGTGATGGCGCTATTACTCTGGCAAACACTACGGGTAGCTCGTCAGGAAACGCAATAACTTCCACCACAGCCCAGTACATGGTAATTCGCATCACCGGTACGCAAACGGTTACCAAAGTTATTACAGGCCCCAGCTACAGCAAGCTGTACATGGTGGATCATGCAGGCGCTACCAGCGCGGTGACTTTTAAAGCATCGGGTCAGACAGGTGTTTCAGTTGCTGTTGGCGAGAAATGTTTTGTGTATTACAACGGTACTGACTATGTAAAGATTGCTTCTAGTACGGCTGGGACAGGATCAGTCACAAGCGTAGCAGCAACAGTCCCAAGCATCTTCAGCATTGCAGGTTCGCCAATCACCACATCTGGTACTTTGGCAATGACTTATTCTGGGACTGCGCTTCCAGTTGCCAACGGCGGTACAGGTTTAACAGCAGGGACATCTGGCGGCGTACTGGCCTACACAGCATCCGGCACATTGGCTTCTTCCGCAGCATTAACAGCAAACGCATTAGTAATAGGCGGCGGCGCTGGCGCAGCACCATCAACAACTACAACAGGCACGGGAGTTTTAACCTTTCTTGGAACTCCTTCCAGCGCCAACCTTGCGTCAGCAGTAACTGATGAAACAGGGTCTGGGTCATTAGTATTTGCTACATCACCAACTTTGGTTACACCCATTCTTGGAACGCCAACAAGCGGCACATTAAGCAACTGCACAGTTGATGGAACAGATGCAGTTGGATTTAGAAATATTCCATTTAACAGTCAAAGCGCAGCATATACAGCAGTATTGGCAGATTCTGGCAAGGTGATCTTTCACCCATCAACAGATGCCAATGCTCGGACATTCACAATCCCTGCAAATGGCTCTGTAGCTTATCCAATTGGCACAGCAATCACATTCATCAATATGACAAGCCAAGTGGTGACAATTGCAATCACAACTGACACAATGTATTTATCCAGCGCTGGCACAACAGGCTCACGTAGTCTTGCTCAGTATGGATCAGCAACTGCTATCAAAATGACTTCAACAACTTGGTTAATTTCAGGGAGTGGTTTGACATGAGTGGCGCATTACAAGCAACATTTCAAAATCAGCGTTCGTTTGGAACAGTCCCCGGTGCGCCTACGATTGGCACAGCCACTATTTCTGGTACTACTGCTTCCGTGCCTTTTACAGCGCCAGCAAGTGATGGTGGTTCGGTAATAACGTCTTACACTGCCACTTCTACACCCGGCAGTATTACTGGCACATTAAGCCAAGCGGGTTCAGGTACTGTTACGGTAAGCGGCTTAACGGGCGGAACTTCTTACACCTTTAAAGTGAAAGCTACAAATGCAATTGGCACTGGCGCAGAGAGTGCCGCAAGTAACAGCGTTACTGCTCAAGTTGTGGGGCAACAGCAGTACACAGCAATAGGTTGCTACTGTTGGCTTGCTCCAGCAGGGGTAACCAAAGTATCAGTTGTTGTAATTGGCGGCGGGGGAGGCCCGGGTTACGCCGGTTACTGCAATTGCCCATGCTATGGAGTTTTTTACTTTGGCGCTGGCGGTGGCGGTGGCGCGAGTCTAGCTTATAAAAATAATATTACTGTTACTCCGGGCCAGTATTACCCAGTTAGGGCTGGATATGGTGGCGGAAATAACTCCCCCGGCCAATCAAGTACCTTCTGCGCTCCAAGTGTTACAGGACGTCCCGGAGGTCAAGGGGGCGGGTATGCTGGTGGCACGGGTGGTGCTCTATATTGCGGTCTGTCAGGCGGTAATGGCGGTAATGGCGGTGGCGCAGGCAGTGGATGTGGTTCTCGATCTGCTGGCGGCGGCGGCGGCGGCGCTTCGGGGTACACTGGTAATGGCGGTGGTGGCGGCGCTTACGGTGTTGGCGCTGTGGGTGCAGGCGGCGGTGGTGGCGGTGGCGGTTCAAACAGTAACGTTGCTGGCATTGGCAAGCCGGGTGGCGGTGTAGGCATTTTTGGCGCAGGTTCTAATGGTGCTGGTGGAGGCCAAAACCAACCCGGATGTCCCGGTTCTAGTGGTAGCGGTAAATTATATGGTGGCGGTGGCGGTGGTGGATATGGCCAAGGTAGCAATTCCTATTGCCGCGTTGACGGTGGAAGCGGCGCTGTGCGAATTATCTGGCCCGGTTGCTCACGTTCATTCCCATCAACCAATACAGGAAATATGTAAATGGAACTATTTATTCGCATTGCAAATGGCGTAACTGTTGGTAACCCCATCATGGGAGATAATTTCCGTGAAGCATTGCCTGATGTAGACGTAGATAATCTGCCACCAGAATTTGCACGTTTTGTACGTGTTGAAATCCCCGTGCTTGGCACGTACCAAGTTTTTGCACAAGAGAAACCCACATACGAACTTGTTGGTGATGTGTGGACTGATGTCTGGCACGTAAGGGATATGACTGCTGAAGAGAAAGCCGCAAAACAACAGCCTATTAAAGACAAATGGAATGCTTTACCAAACAGGGAAAACTACTCAGCATGGACTTTTAATGAAGATTTGTTAACATACGAGCCACCAGTCCCACAACCAATTGACGATAAACGATATTTTTGGCAAGGTACAACCAACACATGGGTTGAGGCTCCCCCCAAACCGCAGGATGGTAAAACTTATAAACTAGACTTTGCTTCTGCTACTTGGGTAGAAATTACATGACTGCCCCCAAAATTAAAATAATGTGCATTAGCAACGTATACACACGGCTAATGCATTTTCAAAACGCAGGTGACATTGAATACGGCCACGCACATAATTTTGACCACGGCACACTTGTAAGTAGCGGCACGGTGCTTGTAGAGATACTTGATCCTGAGACAAAAGAAGCAGTCTCGCAAAAAACAATTGAAGCACCAAACTTTATTTTTATTGCAAAAGAAAAGTTGCATCGACTTACAGCACTTGTTGATAACACTGTCTGTGCTTGCATCCATGCGTTGCGTACAAATGATGAAGAGTTGTTAGAGCCTGATTTCTTTGTTGAACAATTGACTGGCGATCGTAAAGGAATAATTCCTCAAACAATTATGAACAAAACGGGTAAACCGTGGATGTCTCACACTACAACTCAAAAAATTAACCATGACCAAAGTAGCCACTAAAAAGTCAAAAGCTAAAGTCTGCAAAGCCGCTGAATCAGTGGCTGAAGTTGTTAAGCAAACGCAACTTCAAGTTGCGTATCACTTTCCCTGCCCAATCTACATTATTGAGCGCCCTGACTTCTTAGATGCAGTAAACGCCATTTCTGAAGAAGCCTTAGAAGTTGCACGTAAAGAACGCGATTTGAATGAAATCTACCCTGTCTACATGACGGGCAGTTACTTTGCCGACCCACGCATGGCTGGGTTTTCTGAGTTTGTTGGTGCAACAGCTTGGAATATTCTCAATGAGCAAGGCTATGCAATGGGCGATAAGGCAGTGTCTTTTACTGAAATGTGGACACAAGAACATTACAAGCACTCCGCGATGGACGCGCACGTTCATGGGTTTGGTTCACAGATTACAGGGTTCTACTTCCTTGAGACACCAGAAGATTGTTCCCGCGTTGTATTCCACGACCCTCGTGCCGCCAAGGTGCAGATTGACTTGCCAGAGCAAGACATGGGCATGGCAACCCCTGCAAGTAAGATGATTAACTTTACGCCCAAACCCGGCATGATGATATTTGCCAACTCATGGTTAATGCACTCGTTTACACGCCATGCGGCTGAGTTGCCAATTAAGTTTGTGCATTTCAATTTAACAGTGATTCCCGCCCCTCAAACCTCCTGCCCAGCACCTGCTGAGATTGTATGAACACGTACCAGATCAGGTTCAACAAAAGCCGAGGCCAAGCAGGGCGCGGTTCGATGGATCACGTCTGGCGCGTCTTTGAAAACGGCAAAGAGTTCTTGTTTAAAAACATTGACATTGCAATCCCCATCAAAAGCGAGAAAGACGCTAATGGGGTAGACTACAACATCACTTGCCAAGGCTACATGACAATTGATCGGGATACCTCGACAGCAGTCATAACAGCCAAGGTAAAAATACCCGAGCCAGCATAATGAAAGACTGGGCTGAAGCATTTATTGCGGCGGCCTGTATAGCGGCCTTTGTCATTTTTGGCACTTACATGATTGCATGGAGTTGGATGTGGTAAATGCGTTGGCTCATACTGTTACTGCTGTTGATGTTGGCTGGAGCCACAGCCAAAGATGGTTGCCATGTGCGCGAGTTTTGGTCAATTGCGTGGACAATTCACAATCCGTCAGAGCGCCATCAGCAACTCTCGATGTGGCTGACAAACAATTCAAAGTTTTGCAGAAGTCAAGATTTTGTTGTCATCTGGAACAATTTAGCAGAGTGGGCTGGCACAGCAGATTCTTCAGAAGTCAGAGCCAAAGTTATTCATGGATATAAAGATGCACTTGATCGGGAGAAAAAATGATTGATGTACTAGAAATACTGCTTTGGTTAGCAGTGCCTATAAATTACATCTATTGGATTTTTATTCACAATGATCCCGCCATTACACAAGTGGTATCCCATGACAGGGGTAGCCGATTACCCAACTAAAACAGATGCGCTTGAACGCAGAACGGAGCGCCTTGAAGAAGAGTACAAGCAGGCTCTGAAGATGAAAAAAGTAAAGGACAAGATTGATGATGTTGAGTTTGAGTTGTATGTGAAGAAGGCAGAACGCAACCAACTTAATCTAGAGATTTTTACTAACCGTAAAGTGGATATATTGGTTTAAATATGGTCACAAAAAAACCACCAGTTAAAGCGCCAGCCAAGGTAGCGCCTGTTAAGCGGCGTACACCCAAGCCCAAGATAGAAGTCATTGTTGCGCCACCCCCTGCGCCCAAACCTGAAGTCAAGAAAGACGATAGCACCGTTGGTAAAGTCATTGGCCTGATCGAGTGGGTGGACAATCCGTTTAAACTGTTCACGGTCATCCTGCTGTCGTTCCTGTTTTTTGCTGGCTATTTTGCTTGGGACTCACGCACAGTCATTCTGAACGCTATAACAAGCTCAAGTCATCAGCCCCAGCTTAAAGAGATCAAGGTTTTGGAACACGTAGCCCAAAAGCTACAAAAAGATTTAGAAGCTGAAACGGTGTTGGTTCACAAGGTAACGCTCGTTGTAAACAGCAGGGTTACGCTACTTGCGTATGGCCCAAAGGGACGGGACACCACATTGGATGGCTACAACTCAACCCTGTTTGGCAAAGATTCCACCCGTAATACCGCAGTCATTGCCATGATGAACGGTGAAGTCTATTGCGATAAACTGGTAGCTTCTGGTAAAACATCAGAGTGGGAAGAAAAGCAGGGCGTAGGATTTATCTGCCGTGGCTCTATTCCGCCTGAGATGGGCGCTTTTGAGGGCTATATTTCTGTTGGATTTACCAAGGAGCCGCAAGACCTTGGCGCTGTCAAAACCCGTATTAACCTAGCCGCCACTGAGATGGCTAAATAAGGAGTAACCATGCTTGACATTCTTTCTGGGGGCTTATTAGGCTCCATCTTTGGCGGCTTGTTCCGCATGGCTCCTGAAGTTCTAAAATTCTTTGATAAGAAGAACGAGCGCCAGCACGAATTGGCAATGTTTAAAAACCAGTGCGAACTAGAAGCGCAACGCGGTCAGATGAAGTTAGCCGAGATAGGCGCACAGCGGGAAGCCGCTATGGACGTAGGCGTAATGGATGCTTTCAACAACGCCATCACCCAGCAGGCCGAAATGGTCAAAGCTGCGGGCGGTTGGGTGGCTAGTCTGTCAGCATCTGTGCGTCCAGTGGTCACATACTGGGTATTATTTGTATGGTCATTTATTCACGTATGGTTTGCATGGAACGCATGGCTTGCCGGTGCGCCAGCCGTAGAAGTGTTCAAGACCATGATGACACCTGACTTCTCAGCCCTGTTGTCTGGGACTATTAACTATTGGTTCCTTGACCGCACTCTGAAGCAAAGGGGTATTTAAATGACACAAGAACATTCTTGGATTGAGCCAACAAATGAGCAAGTTGAAAGAGTTCAAGTGACATCTGAAGGGGTGCATCAACTTGTTGACACCAACAGCATCACTATTGAAGAAAAACAATGAACCTAGAACTAGCCGCTGAACTGTGCCGCCGGTATGAAGGGTATCGGGCCAAGCCCTACCTTTGTCCGGCTGGTGTAGCCACGATTGGCTATGGTTCTACCTACTACGCAGATAAGCGCAAGGTAA